AGTTCTGCAGATAGCTCATCCTCAATGGAGGATTGAAAGTTCAGCAGAGTGCTGCTGATTGCTTCTATATCTTTTAACTCCATGCCTAGAGCTCTTGCTTTAAACGCTGCTTCTGCGAGTGCGCTAGCGGAACCATTAAACTGCAGTTTAGTAGCTGCTGATATGTTTTTTATATCTTCCTGAATTACTTTTTCATTCAGTGCTAATCCTGTCTTTTGTTTTTGTATCTGTATCTGTCTTGAGTATTCTTTTGTAGTATCCTCTAAACTTTTTCCGTTTAGGTAGGTGAGGTCATTTAGCTCTACAAGTGCTTCTGCGCTGATGCCTGCCTGTCTTTGAAACTTAGTAAAAGTTGTTAAAGTTTCATCTGTATACTGTGCAAAGGTTGCTCCTTTAGCGTTTAAGCTGTTAAAAGCATCTCCTAGTCCTTTAACGTTTATAAACTGGTTTCCCGTAGAGTCTGCTATAGCTTTAAACTTAGTATTTATCTCTCCTGCTTCTTTTTGACTTATAGCGTAGGTTTTTGTTAATTTCCCGTTATATTCATCAAGCATCTTAACTAAGCTTTGAAAGTTGTCTTTAAGTCCTGAGATTGCCTTAGATCCTATTGCTATTCCAATTCCGAACTGCACTGAAGGATCTTTTAAGGATTGAGTTCCTTCTTTTCCGAAAGCTTTGAAGATTTTTCCCATGCTTAAGGTTTTAGTCCCTGAGCCTTCGAGGTCTTTCTCGAGTGCTTTTGCTTCTGCTCTAAGGTCTTTAAGAATCTTTTCAGAGTTTACTAATCCTCCGATAACTGGTATTTTACTTAGCCCTTTAAGTGTCGCTCCGGCTCTGCCGATAGAGTTCTCAATAGCTTCTTCTTGTTCAATCCTTCGCTTAAGTCCTTCTTCAAGGGATTTACGGATAGCGTTCTCTTCGCCTAGAAATCCTAAGATCTCGCTTGCAGAATCATTCCTCTCTTGCTCAGTGAGTAAGACGTCTTCACTTACCTTTAGCATCTCCTTAGAGGAATCGTACTTTGCTTTGAGGTTTCTTAAGTCCTTAAGAGACAATTCACTGTTTCCTGCAGCATCTTGGAGTAGTTTTTCGGAGATGTCCTTAATGCTCTTAAAGTTTTTTTTCGCATCTCCTACAACTGTATTCATGCTTGTGAACTCTTGAACGCTATCAGCAAGGGATTTATAAATACCGTCGAAGCTATCACCCAAGTCATTGGCTTCTGCTCGGAGGATTCTTATCTCGGCTGTGAGGTTTTCTAAGTCTTTCTTACCGCTTCCTAAGCCTTTCTCAGTAAGAAGGGGTTTATCTAGCTGTAGCCTGAGTCGGTTTAGTTCTAAGAGGAGTTCTCTCTCTTCTTTGAGTGATCTATTCGCCATGTATAAGGTATTCTGTTATAAATAGGGGAAGGTAGTGTTTTAAACTACCCTCCGTTGTATGCTAATTTCTTACCTCTCATGTAATCCGGTATCTGGACTGCACCTGATTTTACCTGGTTAGCGAGGTCGTTGCCATCTTCTTTCTTATTTTCCGCTTCGTAATGTTCTTTTAGTAGATGGTATATGTATTTCCTTAAATGAATCGGAAGTTCGTAGACTTCTGTGAAGGAATACCCTCCCTGTCCGTGAAAGGTTATTTGATGTATTTGGTCAAATACATATTTCCTGTATTCTTTATTCAGGCCAAAAAAAGTTTGCTGTTATTGGTAGAGTAACGTCCTCCTCGCCGTTACGTGTTTCTACCTTAATATCTAAGTTTATATCCGGCTGCACTAACGCTACGTAATCTCGAAATGCTTTTGCATCCCTTGCAAGAAATGCAGTATCTACAAAGCTTCTAATTGTTTTTAGCTCTCTATCCTCGTTAATAGAAGTGATCATGTATTTAAGCCGAGTAGTTCTTTCAGGGTTATTATCTACATTTATTTTTTTAAGCCCATCGACCTCTCTTTTAATTTTAGTACTATCCCCTACTGTTAATATTTTAAAGGTAAGGTGTGTTTTTGAATGAGGTAAAGTGTATGCAAATTCGTTAACGTGTGGGGTTATTAAAGATTCGTCAAACTCTTTATCTTCTAAAGTAGTTAAGTCTACTTTTTGACTTCTTCCTCCGTAGTTAAACTCATAATCCTTACCGTATCCTAGTATTCTTGCTGCAATCATAACTGCGTTTTGATCTCCTATTACTAGATCAGTATAATCTACATCTTTTGATATAATTAAAGCCTGTAGTAGTTTATCGATTACTGTGCCGTTGGCTATGTAATTTGGATTGGTTAGGATATCCTCTTCTTTTGCGGTCATATACTTCATTTCTATCTTGCCGCTTGCAAGTGGGGAATCTGCTGGATAGAGTAATCCTCTTGAGGGAAGATCTATCTCTTCTGTTGGGAACTTAAATTCTGACATTTTAATGTAACTATTTTATTATAAATATATATCTTATTGCTTTTCTTACAGATCTACCATAACAAACTTACCTTTATAGTTCATTAAGTTATCTGCTGAGTAGTCTATTTCTTCTATGTCTAGACCTGCTCTAGTATATGCTGTTTTTATTCCGGTTAAAAATTCTAAAAGTTTAGGTGCTTTTAAGAAGATCTTTAATGCTTCCTCATCATCATCTAAAAGATAGGCTTCTGCCTGGCTTATCGTTCTCTTTATTAATGTTTTCTCATCTGCTGTTAATTGTTCAGCATTCTCCATAACTATGTATCCTAATCCTTGAGAAAGTACTTTAATTTTATGGATTGGTATGATACAGGAGAAGTTGTAGTTTGCAAGGGTCTCAGCATGTTTCAACTCTACACTATCTGTTGTTACCTTAATTACTTTTCCATCGGGTAATTCCAGGGCTACACCATTGTCTCCCGCCCCTAGGTATGTTGCTTTGTGCTTATCTAAGATAAGGGCTACTAGATCTTTATATTTCTTAGAAGTTTTATCTTCTGTTAGTGTTTTCATGTTTTGTGTATCTTCAACGTTAGTGTTCCTGTTCCTTTAATAACTCGATGCCACTCATGCCTTGCTATAAAGATACGATCCTTTAAGGAGGTAGGCAACTTATCTTCTAATTGTATTTGCCAATCTGTATCTTCTAGTATTTCAATTGTCCTATCTTCATCATCACGATGCCAAAGGAGTTCGATTGGATCTATATTTTCGTTAAATTCACGAATACTATAGTTATCTGTAACCTCTATGTCTTTATACGGTTTACCAGAATCCACTGAAGGATGATTTAAGTCCGAGTAGTTTTAGCATTATGAAATTCCTACGATGTTGATGAATGTTTTAATATCCTTTTGCTCTATTTCGTTATCTTCACCATCGTATCCTTCTATTTCACCATTGTCTAAAACAGCTAACGCTACAACTATTAAATTCTTCCATCTTTTAGGAAACATTTTTTTTAGTTGTTCTATAAGGGTTTTAGACTTTACTCTAATATAATAAAAAGTAACATTATCAGTATAGTAGTAGTCGTTAAAGTGGTCTGGAGCTTTGTAGGTTGTACACCATGAGGAATCTTTTGTTCCGTCTCCACAGTCTCTAAAAGAAAATGCAGATAGCCCTAGTTTGCGAGATGCTTCATGTGTATGTGGGGATACGATTAATAGGTTCTCGTTATCCTCAACGGTATCGTAATCCGATTCTAGGTCCTTTACAGAGACACTTTCACCTGTCTTATTTGCCTGGTCAACTTCTAAGATTAGATCTTTAAAAGATTTTAACTGATGTATATCTTTAGTTTTTGCTTTTCTTTTTTCTAAAAAAGTATTATATTCTTCTATTGTATTTCCTAATTTACCTATATCCGTAACGTTTGTTAAAGCCCATTGTTTAGCCATCCATCCTACAAATTTTCTTGTAGGAGTAGGGTCTATTTGAATTAAAGATTTAAAATCTTCCTCAGATAGTTTTCCGGACCGTACGTATTCCTTAGCTTGTTTTATATTTTCAACAATACTGTTTTTATTTTCTTTTAGTAATTTTGAATGTTTTAATTTCATCTTGAATTTTTTACTTTTTAAATGTAAATTGCACCTCTAACTCCAAGCGCCATTTTCTTAATTTTTTCTTTAGAGTATTTTTTAGTTATTGCTGCATCGTATAAAATTAAATCTTTTCCTACTTTTAGATCACCGGGTAGTTCAGTTATTGCAGTATCGGATAAACTTAAAGTGTCCCCTACTTCTAAATTACCGGGTAAGGAAGTTATTGGAGTATTACTTAGTCCTAAATAACCTACCACTTTCAAATTATCGGGTAGGGAATTTATTTTAGTGCCCGTTAGCTCTAAACCTCCTCCTGCTTTTAGATTACCGGGTAAGGAAGTTATTGAAGTATTATCTAACTTTAAATACCCTCCTACCCGTAAATTACTGGGTAAGGAAGTTATTAGAGTATCTGATAGATATAAGCCTCCTCCTACTTCTAGATTATCAGGTAAGGAAGTTATTTTAGTACCGGTTAGATCTAAATCCCCTCTTACTTTTAAGTTGCCGGGTACGGAAGTTATTGCAGTATTAGCTAACCTTAAACTTCCTCCCACTTTTAAATTATTAGGTAAGGAAGTTATTGCGGTTTTAGATAGGCCTAAATCTCCTGCTACTTCTAAATTATCGGGTAAGGAAGTTATTGCACTGTAGTACAGATCTAAACCTCCTCCTGCTTTTAGATTAGCGGGTAAGGTAGTTATTAAAGTATTATTTAAGTTCAAATAACCTACTACTTCTAAATTATCAGGTAAGGAAGTTATTGCGGTTTTAGATAAATCTAAATTTCCTCCTATTTTTAAATTATCAGGTAGTGAAGTTATTTTAGTGTTATCTAGATCTAAATAACTTCCTACTTTTAAATTACCGGGTAGCGAAGTTATTGGAGTACCGGATAGAGTTAAACCTCCTCCTACCTCTAAACCACTAGGTAGAGCAGTTATAGGAACATTAGCTAAGTTCAAATTTCCTCCTACTTTTAAATTATCGGGTAGTGAAGTTATTGGAGTCTTAGCTAAATTCAAATCACCTTTACCGCCATCTTCAATGTACTGTTGAATTTTTCTCTGTGTAGCTATCAAGTAGTTCTTTTGACGTTCTTCTTTAGAACGTCTTGGAACCAGTATCTTGTTTTCTAGTATGTCTAGTAGTTTTATCATTACCAAAATCCAGTATAGTTTCCTTTTAATCCTAGTAGTTTAGAATATCTTGGCAGGCGACATGACCAGTACCCAGGTTTAGTTTTATCTTTCTTTTCTGCACAGTTATGTCTTTTTGCAAAGTTTCTTCTCGCTTCTGGGTCGTTTATTTTTGCTTTTAGCCCTGTAGTTCCCCCGAAAGATACTTTTTTTATTTTCTTAGTTTTTGGATCTTTAACATATACAAAGAACTTCTTACTGCCGCCTCTCTTTGGAGAGCTTAACTGTACTGTTTTACCCTGGTATTTAGCTTCTTTTATGTTTTTAGGAGATGCATATTTTCCTAAGAGGTTCTGATCGTAGGATAGGTTTAAGGTATCTTGTCCTGTAATTGCAGATGCTACGTAATCTATACTTGTATCTAATTTTGCTAAAAGTCCTTGAAGTGTCTCTAAATCATCCTCTCTATCACTATCTCCTTTAGAGGTACTTATAAGAATATCTCGAATCTGTTTTAAGAGTTCTGTCTCTTTTGTATCTTCCTCTTTTAAGACTGAAAGGTTAGGTCCTCCTGGTTGTGATGATATCTTAATATCATTTTTAGTAATATATTTTAGGATGTATTTTTCTTCAGGTTTTAGATTGTTTTGACTAGCAAATCTATCTACAGCCATTTGTGATGCATCTTCTCCATGCTGTTTTAGAAATTTAGAGATTATCTCTTTGGCTCTACCTTTTGGAGATGTGGGATTAGATAAAAATTTATCGTATATGTCTTTTGTAGCTTCTGTAAGCTCTATAGGGAAATCTAAAGGAACTTTCTTACCTTCAAACATTCCGAAATGACCTAAATCGGTTTCTGTTAGTATTTCTAAATCAGATCCTGAGAATTCTAATATCTCTCTAGCGTATAGAGCTCTTGCTTCTGCGAATAGGTCGAAGTATTTTGTTGATCCTGCTCTATACAGGTGGTCAGTTAAAGGTCTATTATGTTCTAAATGATATCTTAAACCTTCTGAGAGTATCTCTTTAGGTGCCTTACTTTCGTTTAAAAGTACTGCTGGTTTAGTCTCGCAAGTATTACATCCGCATCCACACATAGTTTTATTTCTTTATAAATATAAGATTTTTACCTTTAAATAGCAACTCCACGGTAAACAAAAAGACCTGGATGTTCGGTCCAGGTCTTGATATCTTGAAAAGTAGAAGTTTATTACATCTTTTAAAAATTGTATACTGCTTAAAAATTCAAAACGCAATAATCCATTCCTATTGATACAGTAATAGTCTGTGCTGTTGAATCGTTATCGTAGTTAAGTTCTCCAAATGCTGCACTTTTAATAAATGCTCCTTTGATCACCCACTCAGATACTACGTCTCCTACAGGACCTACTATGTCTATTACTAGGTCTTTTTTGTAGAAGTCACTATAGCCGTCTCTACCTGTTACAGATTCGTGATGTAAACGAGTCCATTCCATTACTGCCTGAGCTCCTGAAGGAGTGATCGGATCAAATAATGTCATAGAAAGATCATTCCATCTTAATTTACCTTTTACTTTTCTATAGGTGTTTATATGGTTAAGTATAATCTCTCCTTGCTCAAAGCCTAGTCCTGATAAGCCTTTAATCATATAGGTCGGTATGCCGTCCATATACATGATAAATCTGTTCTGTACTTTAGGTTCGAACTGTGTGAAGAAAATCTCGTCTTGAGTTAATATTGCCATGTCGTTGTCTTATTTAGTTATAAATAGTTTAATTTATCTTTTAATTACTTTCTCAGCTTGGAAAAGCTACTCCTGTTGGTGTGATGTTAAAATCTAAGTAAATGAACTCAGCAGTCTTGGTAGGTTGTATGTATACCTGTCCTACTAGTTGATTTCTATCAATTACGTCAGCTGTGTTATTTGTTTCATCCATTACTATCTTAAAAGCATATAATCCTTGGTTTTGTTGAATGCTTTCTAGGTAAGGTGTTACTTTGTTTATGAAGCTATTTCGAGTAGCAGCAGAGTTTTGTTCGAATACTATTCCTCCTGCTATTTGTTCAAAGTAGGTTTTCATCTCTATTAGCAGACGTCTTACATTTATTCTATCTAAAGCAGATGCTGCAGTTTGTAAGGTTTTCTGTCCGTACACTATTGATCCTGCTCCGTTTACGTATGTTATAGGATTTACTTTACTTGTATATAGCTCATCTCTAGTAGTCTGCGATAGCTTTCGCTCTCCCACTACTGTAGTTCCTAGTACTCCTCGTTTTAAACCTGCTGGTGCAAACCAAGGTGCTGCTACTTTATCTGTATATGCAAATACTCCTGGTATTATGGTTGAAGGGGGTACACTTACTCTCGTACCTGTGCTAGGATCTTGTAATTCTACCCATGGCCAGTAAGTTGCTGCATAAGAAGAATTAATTGCTGCTGCAGCTGATTTAACTGATGCTATACTAGCTCCATAGTTAACTACATCTACTACTGCGATTGCATCTCCTCTATTTTGTGTATTCTGTACTAAAGTAGTTAGAGTTGAGACATGTGCAGTGTTTGCGTAAGTTAAACCTGGTACTGTTATAATGTTATACCTATAGTCGTCCTTATTAGCCATTAAAGCTATTGCAGAAGCGTAACTTTCTGCAGGTACTCCTTGCGAGGT